TGTTTGATGGCTATATCTCTGTATGAAGGATCGTTTAATTTGTTGACGAATGCTCCTTCAGACGATAGTCGTTTACGTTGTAAAATTGATTTAACACGTGAAATATTACACGTTTACTGCAAAAGTGTGTTAACTGTTCAAAATCGAACTCTAAACGATTTGGGTTCAAGTAGTATTGACGTTAATAATAATCAACCCTTGGAAGGATATTTGTATAAATTTTCTGGTGGTACACCTCAAATTAAAGCATTTAAATGTAAAGCGCTTGATTCTATAAATAGATATGGGGTTTTGTTTAAGCGTTCGTTGGATATGGATCCTGATAATTCTTTTAAAGAAATTCCATATCCTAGACAGTTCGCAAACTGTGTAAAATATGCGACCGTTCAATTTAGTCCAGGAGATTTGAAACGATCTAAATTGGATGATTATTGGAGTGGTTATTTTAATACTGTTATTGGAACAAAATTGCAATGTACAGTGAATATTTCAGGAACTGGTGTAGCTGCGCGACAATCTTATAGTTCTGGCCAGTGTGAATTAATGGCTGTGCAAGAATTGTTAAATTCTGGTTCGAGTAACAACATTATTTTGACATATGAATGCAAAAAGACAGTTGGTGCTTATCTTGTTACAACTGCTGATCCTCTTATTTTGCCCCAATATGCAGCAACTGAATTTAATGGTGGTGCTGCTTCTTAAATCTAGACCGCTATTAGTCACTTAGGGCACGGTAGAACCGTTAGCCCAGTATTACTTACTAATAGCGGTTCTAGATTCTAGAACTTAATCCTTAATAAACACGTTTTACTCCGAAAAACACGTTTTCATGCTGATTGCGCAATTTGACACGGTCGCGCATTGACGTCATGTAGGTCTCCGAAATGTGAAACTCCGCTGTTTGATATAAATAGATATATAAATAATTAAGATCTTTATGTCAAATCATAGAGTTCAAGGCATTTTTTGGCTTCTTACTATTCCTCAGCATGACTTCGTACCATACTCCCCCCCGTGTTTGCAGTACATTGTTGGCCAACTTGAAAAAGCCCCAACAACAGGATATCTCCATTGGCAAATCCTCTGTGCCTTTAAAAAGAAAGCATCCTTGCAAGTTGTCAAACGAACTTTTGGAAACTCCTGCCATGGTGAACTTAGCCGAAGTGACGCCGCCCGCACATATGTGCAGAAAGAAGACACACGCGTTGAAGGAACTGGATTTGAATTTGGTGCAAAGCCATTCCAACGAAATAGCAAGGTTGACTGGGAGTCCGTGTGGACCGCCGCCCAGTCCGGAGCCTTGGATAGTATCCCGGCTAATGTCCGAGTGGTCAATTATAGGTAAACTTAATCTTAATCACAAAGTAGTTAAAAATTAACATTATACTTAATCTTAGGACCATTCGAGCAATTGCTTCTGACCATTCACGACCTGTCGGAATGGAAAGAGAATGCTTCGTCTTTTGGGGGCCGACTGGCACTGGCAAGTCCCGAAGAGCTTGGGATGAAGGGGGTATGGACGCTTACTGCAAAGATCCCAGAACGAAATTCTGGGATGGGTATCAAAATGAGGAATCTGTTGTTATTGATGAATTTCGAGGAGGTATCGACATTGCCCACCTCCTCCGTTGGCTGGACAGGTACCCAGTACGTGTGGAGATCAAAGGATCTTCCAGGCCTTTATTAGCCAAGAAAATATGGATTACATCAAATATTCCTCCAGAACAATGGTATCCACTGGCTGATCATATGACTTTGGAAGCTTTGAATAGAAGACTTCAAATTACTGACTTCTCGCCAGTCGACCCTAGACTACTTTAACTAAAATAATAAAAATGTATGGAAAATTTAAGCGAACATCGATCTTTAAGCGACCTTATACACGAAAAACGAGCTATGTTAAACGTAGTCAATATCGCCCTAAATATAAGCCTCGTTATACTAAACGTTATACTACTCCGTATCGTAAGAGGTATATAAAACGAAAGTAGTAATTGAAAATATGGCCGTCCGCGACCGAGGGAGCAGGTCATTTTTCCCAACATGGTCGACGCGCGCGGTTAATAAAAAAAGCGGAACAAGATTATATTGTTGCTAGCTCCCCGCGAAGGGGGTAGCGCGAAGCGGATAGTGTTGGGGGATAGGGAAAATTACGAAACTAAAATAGGACTACTTTAACTAAAATAAATAAAATATAAATGCCTAAATATGGTTCCAAGTTATCAGAAATATCTAATTTAGATATTAATAGAGAGAAAAAATTAAATCCATTTTTAAGACATGGATCTGTTATTAATAGTGAATTTTATGGAAGTAATAATGATCCCAATTCTTTGTATATTGGACATAATACAATGACGCCTGATCTTGTGGCATTAATGGTTTCTCAAGCAATAATTCGAAAAGTAATGAAGAAAGGAGCTGGTTTTGATTATATGTCTACTGAGGAAGAAACCCCTCTATTTGATTTTGCCAATTCGGCTACTATTTCTCAAGCAAAATTTTATCTCAGTTGGACAGTATTAGCTGCAGGTGGTACTATCACTCAAACAGCATACAATATTCCAGATGATGCTACTATTCAAACAATTGCCAGTGCAACTATTCAAACAGGAATTTATGGTCAAATGGCCAAAGAAAATGAAGGATGTTTGATGGCTATATCTCTGTATGAAGGATCGTTTAATTTGTTGACGAATGCTC